TTTAGTTGGACTATAAACAGTTACATCATCATCTACAAGTTGAAGAAAATCTTTGTCGGTACTCATTATAGTGCACTTCTTACCAAGTCCACTAAAGTACGAACGAGCAAGTAATGCTATAACATCATCTGCTTCAACATTATCCAAACATAAAGTTGTAACAGGAAGCATATTAAGATACTCAATGAGTTTAACGATTTGTTTTTTCATTGAACTATCCTCTTCCCCTTGATCCATATCTAAACTCAACGCACGATTCACACGAAATCGTACATTCTTTTTCATCTTATAATCAGGAAAAATTTTACGTCTTCGTGAAGAACCACCCTTTCCATCAAATATAATGATACAACGAGTTGGTTTACGTAAACGAATAGCATGACCAATACTTTTTAGAAATCCTGTGTAACCACCAATATGGTCTCCATTATCATTTGTGGTTGGATACATACTCCAAACACGCATGAAAGTATTCATTCCATCTACCAAAAGAGCATCTGAATTTAAAGTTCTTTCTACTTCAAGTTCTGCTTTTTGTTCTGCGGAAAATTCTTCAAATAAACTGAATATTTTGCTTTTACTCATCTGACACCGTTGCTAATTCTTGTTCAGCAATTGTATCGTTATCTTCAAACTCAACATCTTCGTCAATGACACTATTTGCAGATTCATACTGCATAACAACTTTGTCGCAAATTTGAGTGTACAACTCCTCTTTTAGTTCAGGATTTTCTGCTAACAAAGTTGGAAATTCTTTTGCCATAAACTTGTGTTCGTTTTCTTTGGAATCAACATAGGTATAGTATGCACCACCTTGCTTAAATACTTTATGAGTTTTAAGTGTGGTTATCCAACTTCCCAAATCATCAATACCACGGTTGAAATAAATTTCAAAGGCTGCTTTTCTTTGAGGAGGACCCATACGATTCTTAACGATTGTTGCTTCGCACTTGTTTCCAATTACATCAGTTGTAGAACCTTGTTTGATTTGTCCAAGATTCTTCAGACGTAGACGAACACTTGCATGGAATGCTAATGCTTTACCACCACTTGTTGTCCACGGATCACCAAACATAACCCCCATCTTCTGACGAAGTTGATTAGTGAATACCAAAGCAATTCGTTGACGTCCAATGGTTGAAGTCAACTTACGCATTGCTTTACTGATTAAAATTGCTTTAGTTGTTGCAAATCCATCTTTGCTATAATCTGCTGACATTTCCACTTTGGTAGATGCGGCCGCAACACTATCTGTAACAATAGTAACAAGTCTGTCTTTATTGCTTTTACGTATCGTTGCGATGATATTATCTATCGTTGCAAAAATGTCTTCTACTGTATCAACATGAACATACAACAACTGAGTTGTATCAACACCAATTGCAGTAAGGTACTCGATACTGACACTTGTTTCCGTGTCAATGTACACCGCAACACCTCCCTTCTTTTGAGTTTCCGCAAGAATGTGACCACACAACAAACTTTTACCACTTTGTTCTAGTCCAGTTACTTCAGTAATTCGTCCCACTGGTATTCCACCGTTTGGACGATTTGAAATTGCCAAATCAAGTAAACTACTACCCGTTGGAATCCAATCGGAAATTAAAGAAGGATCGTCTCCTTCATTTAAAAAGAATGCTACTTTACCTTCATCCTTATATGCTGAGTTTAGACTTTCTGCAAGCACAGATGCTAAATCTTCTGATTTTGTTTTATCTTCTTTTTTTCTTGCCATAAATTTTTAAATTGAAATGAGGGTGGTTGGAGAACCAACCACCCTCTGAGTTTTTTTAAGACTTGAACAACTCTTCAAAAGCTGCCTCTACATCTTCAGTTGAAGTTGCATTTGGTTTGCTTTGTTCAGTAGTTGCACTAGCAACGGTTGGTTGCTTTACTTCACTTTCGGTTTTTTCAACCTTAACAACATCGGAGTCAACCGATTCTGCTGGTGGTGCATCTTCGTCGGACTCACCACTTACCCACTTTTCAAGAGCATCTTTTAACTCATCGTAACTAAGTTCTTGATAAATCTCTGTGATTTCTGCTTGATTGTTGGCAACACCATCAATGATATTCTTATTTTCGGAGATTGGTGATGTGTTTGGTTTAACACGAATGTTAGTTTTTGGAAATGATCGTCCTGCTTCTTCTGCGGAAAGAAACTCAATAGTGATGTCTCTTCCGTGTGTAGAGTCAGTAATATCTCCATAATCGGGATCAGCAATAACACTCAATAGTTCTTGGTAAACTTCTTTACCAAAACCCCAAAATCGTACACCTTCTGCTTCTTCTCCACGAACAAGAACAGGTACAAATGTACGCATCTTTGGCATTAACGAACGACCCATGCGATAATCATCTTTGTCACCACTACGAGTTAACTTTTCAGCAAACTCAACGATTGGATCAGGACGACCAAACGACTTTGGTGATAAGTATGTTCTATTATTGATTCCATAATGAAAATACAACTCAATAAATGGATTATCGGGTTGATGCTTGTATGGTACAATGCGAACCTGTTGCTTACCAGGTTGAGGTTTCCATTGATAGTTTTTGCGATTATTTGTCTGAGACAAATTACTCAACTTTGCTTTTATTTTATTTAGGTCAATAGCCATTTTTTATTCCTTAATTTTGTATGTTTTATTATTATTCTTAATATAATACTATTCGTTTTGATATTCGTCAATCAGAATTATATTAATCAAGAAGATTTTCCGCCATTTTCAACGAAATTGTAAAAGTCTGAAGCAACTTCTAATACTTCATGTGTAGTTGGAAGTGGAGGTATTTCGGGAGCAGAATTATCGTATTTAGCACGTTCTTGGAGTTCTTCTTTTTCCATGTGCCATGCTTCCCATACCATCTCTTTTGCATTTTTAAGCACTTCTAATCGAATGCCGTAGGCATCTAAATTCTTTGATTCATTTGTCATTTTTTAATTGTTATTTATTAATTACATTAACGAATTAATGTGTGTATATAAATATATCTTAGACCTCGTTTTGTGTCAATTTTTAAGTAGATTTTTGAAGATTTTTTTCAATTCTTTTAAGTGTAACTTCAACTGCTTTTTTGTTTATATCACACCCTAAATAATTACGATTTAATGACTTAGCAACATCAAGTGTCGTTCCACTTCCACAATAAAAATCTGCGACCAAATCTCCTTCGTTACTACTTGCTTTAATAATTCGTTCAAGTATCTTTGGATGTTTTTCTGAATAATAATCAGTTTGTTTTTTAACTTTTAATCCAGATGGTATATCATCCCAGACATTTGTAGGTATCGTCCCAACTTTTAATTTTTCTTCAGTAATATTAGGACGATCTTGTTTTTTACTAATTACAGATTTATATGGAACACGAATATCTAAATCATTAAAAACAAAATCATCTGATTTTGTATACACGATTATATAATCATGTTTTTTTGCGAACTCTTTTTTTCCACGACCACCTATATTAAATTTTACTACAATTTGGTTTCTAAAATTTTCATAACCGAACACCATATCCATTATCACACGAATCCAATGAACGATTCGTAAATCCATTTGAAGATATATAGTTCCGTTGTCAGAAAGAACTCGTTTCATTTCGTGCAATCTAGGAATATAATGATTTTTAATTTTATCGTATTCAGGTGGTAAATCTTTGTAATCTTTAAATGTTTTACCCGTGCCGTATAATATATCGCAATATATTAAATTTATACAATCTGAATTTAATGAAGTGAGTAACTCTATGTTATCACAACAATATACATTATTAGTTTGAAAGTTTTTTGAATTACGACATAAATTTGATTTATCAAAGTTTTCCACCTTCAAATCTTTTCATTTCTCCGTTGTTGTAACGATAACGAACTTCAACTTCAATTGTTTCTTTATTTTCTCCGTAACCTTCTGTTTCTACATCGTATGTAAGAATATTAATTGGTTTCTTGATTATCTCATGTAAATATGCCATTGTACCTGTTGCGTATTTAATATCTAATGGTCTTCCGTCAAAGTCATGTCTTAGCAAAATTTCAGTATTTTTGTATTTCATATTTTCCATATAAATTACAGGACGACCCATGTTAACATGACGTTCTACGAGTTTTGCTTTTATTTTTTTGTAGTCTTTGCTTACCACAACATATTTGTTGGTTGACTTATCTAACGCATATTCAAAATACTCATACTTTTCACAAAACTCTTTTGTAAAAAATTCGTTTAAGAAAGTAACATCATTATACATCTCACGAACTTCATATATTTTTTCACGACCTAAATTGAGATTTTTATTCCAATATCTTTTTTCATCACCGTTATCGCAATTTTCATATTCTTTACCAAACTTACCTTTATTCCAACGGTCTTCAATATCACGCAATAACGTATTTCCTAATTTATATGGATTGTTCATATTATATTTTCCACCCAGAACACCAGCATGATGCTTTGCGTAATCAAAAATTCCTTCGTCCCCTGCAAAGTTACAAGTTGCCATGATATACGAGTCCCAATAACTTGCCCAACCTTCATTAAGAACTTTTGTCATTCCCTGTGGACGATAATAAATTGACTCATCACGAATCATGCTCAAAATATTTTGTTGCCAAGGTTCTAAACGACAATGATTGATAATCATTAACATAATATCTCGTTCAGGTTTAAGAGGAAATTTATTTTCTGCTAATTTTTGTCGTTCTTCACGTTCACGTCTTTGCTTTTCAATATAATGTGCAGGATTAACATACTTCTGCATATATTCTTTGGTTTCTAAACGAGAAACGTGCTCACGTGGTTGACGATCTTCAAAGTTAAACTTTGTTGCTTTCTTTAAACTACTTTCACGATAACACAACGAAGGATCAATTAAGTCATCAATAGCAAGAGCCGCATTTAAAAAGTCTTTTACTTTCTTACGACCAAACCTATCCATGTACATACGAATTTTATCACTATGATTTGCCATAACATTCATCATGTTACGATTTGTATGCTTGAACATAATATTGTTTTTAAAGAAATCACTATGTGCAGTTGCGTGTGCAACAACAGTTAGATTATCAACAATAGGATTATTTCTTTGCAAATACATATAAGTCGGATCAGTATTAACAACCATTTCATAAATCTTACCCATACCAGAGTGGTACTGATGATGAAGTTGTTCAAATTGTTGTCCGAAATTAAAATGAGGATACCGAACAGGAAAACCACCATAAGCCGCAATCTCTACTATTTCGTCCGCATCAAATTCTTCAATGACCAACGGATATGGATCAAGTCCATTATCATAACAGGCCTTTAAACACTCAGGTATAAGAGCAGCCAACTCTGGACATACTCCTTCATTTAAACTATCTACTTCCCATGCAATTCCCATAATCTAAAAAGGTACTTCTTCATCGGCAGGTGTTAATAATTTTTGAAGAGTTTTAAATACATCGGATGGAGAATCCATAGATGCAGTTACAATCGTCTTCGGATCAAGTTCTCCGTTTGATAACTTATTTTGTATGTGTGGTAAAAATGTTGCCCAACTTCTTACTGCCTTGACTTCAGTTATACCAATTAAATTTGCATACTTTTGCATTGTTTTTAAATAATCTACACACAAATCATTATCAGAACCAAAATTTTCTCCGTCACTTAAATAGAACACATATATGTTCCATTCATTTAAGGGAAATGCTTTTTCAACGATGTCATTTACCAAATGAAAAGCACTACTAATTTGTGTCCCACCTCCACTTTTATATTTGTAGAACTTTTCTTGATCTACTTCCTGTGCATGGTGATCGTGAACTATATATTTTACTTGTGTTTCTTGATAAAATCTTTGTACCCAATTGTCAAGATACCAACACAACTCACGAATTAATGCTCGTTTTTCTTCGTCCATGGTTGCAGAAATATCTGATACAAAGAATATAGCCGCATTTGTATCTGGTACTTCTACCGAACTCCAACTACGAAATTCTTTATCTTCTTTGATTGGGTAAAAATTAGATAAATCGTCTTCGTTGTAATCACCCGATGAAATTAATCGTTTGAAAGCATTTTTAAGAGTTTTTCTTTTGTGAAGAAGTGAATTGTTTCCTACTTTGGCAATACGATTCCATTTGATTTTTTCTTTTACCATTTCACCGTTTTCTTTTGGAAGTAGATTGGGAAGTTGAAGTTCTTCACCGATCATATCAAAATAAGCATCCATGCTAATTCCAACATCAATTTCGTGACCGTCTCCTTCTCCTTCTCCACCATCACCAGGTTGTCCACCTTGACCTTGACCTTGTGGTGGTCCGTCACCTACTTCATCACCAACTTCTGCTTCTCCGTTACCAACACCACTTCCATCAGAAGGAGCACCATAACGAAAACTAGGTAACTCAACATGGGGAACACGAACTACTACGAAGTCTTTTCCTCTTCGTGTAATTCTTTGACCACCTTTAATGTGCTTTTTGAGTTTTTCGTCAACATTACCTTTGACGATATCTCTGTATTCACCGTGGTCTTCTCTAATTCTGCGAGATGGCATAATGATGTTTTCGTTGACTATTAATCTTCGTCTTCGTCTGCATCACCTCTTGCAAAAATACTTCCAACATATGTAAGAACATCAGAAGCACTATCTTCGTCATATCCAAACGATGTAATAAGACGTTGCTTCAATGCATCAATTTTCTCAAGAAGTTCTTTATCAACCACAGTTGCAGTATCTTGAGCAAGAGCAGATAACTTGATACTATCTTTGGTATCTTCAAACAACTTCTTTTCAAGTGCTTTGTAAAGTTGCTCATTTGAATCATATCGGAATTCTTTACCTTTAGCGGCAAGTCCACCCATATAGTTCATAATTTCTCTACGGAAATCATCTTTCATACCATTTGAGATACCAATTTTTTCTTCAATGCTACGCATTAATTGCTCATTGGCAACTTCTTCTTTTCCAGTTACAGGATTTGTAACTTTTTCATCTTGAATATAAGCAACGATATTATCAATATAGTTTGTACAAGTTGCTTTTATTGCTTCTTCACTACTACTAAGTGCTTGTTGAACTTCACGTTTAACAATTCTGTCGTATTCTTTTTCAACTGCTTCTAATCGTTCAAACATATTCTTTTTGCTATCTTCACTTTGAAATCCACTATAACTTTTAAGTCCTTCACGGATTTGTGCAAATAACATAAATGGATTTAAACTTTTAGCACCCATTCTTGGATTAACGATTGCATTGGAAAATTGGTTCTGAATGAAACGAGCAGATACTCCACCATACAATCCTTCTTTTGGAGATTCTTCTTGCATTTCTTTTACGTGTTCATCTGTGAATCCATGTACACTTTGACCATTGTAAAGTTTTGCTTTTTGAATAATGCTCATGTCTTGCTTTGAACTTTCTTCTAAACGACTTACAACTGCGAACAATGCAGCCAGATAGGTTGTATGTGGTGCAATGTGTTTATTTACGGTATCTTTGTTATAGAAGTGATCATAAATCTTCTTTTCTTCATCAATTTTGAGAAGATAAGGAATATCAATCTTAATTGTTCTGTCACGAAGTGCTTCCATGAATTTGTTGTTGGTTAATTTTTCAAATTCAGCATTATTGGTATGACCAAGAATAACTTCGTCAATTGGTACTTGGTTAAAACGACGTGGTTTAACACGATGTTCTTGGGTTGCACCCAACAAATCATATAGAAATTCGGTTTGAAGTTTGAGAATTTCTTGGAACTCTATAAGTCCACGATTTGATACTAAAAATTCACCATCAAAATCAAATGCACGTGGATCACTTTCACTTCCGTATTCTGCTAACTTACGATAATTAATATCACCTGTTAACTCGGTTGCGTCTTGTGACTTTTCGTCTTTCGGTTGGAAAGTACCGATTCCGACACGATTCTTTTCAGAAAGAGTAACACGACGTACGACAATGTGGTCAAGTACCTTTCTGTAATCTCCCCCGTGCATCTCCATTAATTGATTATAGTAAAATTCATTAACAGGATTTAATGCACCATCTAATTTAAGTTTATAGTCATCATCACTACGACTTGCATTTAGTTTAGAAATAATTTCACTACGCACATTGTCTGGTAAAAGTTTTAAAGGTTCTTCGTTCATCGGACATGGTACAATAATTTCGTTTCCATCTTTATCAGAAACCTTCCAACTGAATGAATATAAAGCACCTTCATCAGTTTGCGTATAATGTTCCAGTCCTTTTTTAAGAGCAGTAACAATAGTAGACTTACTACTTCCAACAGGACCATGTAAAAGAATAACACGACGTTCAGGACCATAATGACGACTAGCACTTTTAAGAATGTCCATAAATTCCATTAAATTTTCTTCAAGACCATAAATAGAGATGTCACCGAGTCCTTCAAAGAATTTGTATTTAATGTGTTTTCGTTTGCAGTATGTAAACTCTTCTGTTCCGTGGGACATTACCATATCGTAAAGTCTTTGATAGGAATTTCTTGCGATTTGCGGAGTTGCTTCTAACATCTCAATATAGTCCCAAAATGTACCTGTCCAATTTAAAGACTTATAGGTGCTTACCGCATCATCGTTATCGGACCTAATCAAGGATGAGAGGGTGCTTGCTCTTTCCTTATCTTCTTTTTGTCGTTTTTTATTTTCCATAACCATTACTTTATTTTATTTTTAATTAGTAGTCAACTTATTTCTCAAACTTTTTTAATATTGTACAGACGAGTGCTAACCTCTCTGTATGAATCTCCGTCAACTAGCAGTATTTTGTTTTTGTATAAGTTCCAGTCAATAACAAAATTGTTATCAAGTACACCTTTATTCAATTTTCTTATTAGTGCGTTCAATGAGTTAATTGTATATAATGTGTTGGAATCTTTTTTTCTATGTACACTTATTGTATTTTTGTAGAAATTATTAGAGTTTAAAGTATCTTGATTTATGTTGTATGTCAACATTAAACTATTTAAATCATCTATATCTTGTAAAATAAAAATTTTATCAAAAACTATATCGTAATACTTTTTTACTGCGTTTAATTCTGCACCATACGAATGCATATCGGTGAATGTACATAGTAGTTTAGTTCTCATAAGATATAACCTTTTGTGTATAAATATCTTACCAACATTCTAAAATCTAAATTTGCTTCATGTCTCCGTATGTTTTTCCGATATATGTTCTAACAGGATATTCGTTATTTGATGTAATAATTGGTTGTAGTTCTTTAATAATTTTAAATTCACTTTTGTGCATATCAAATAAAAACGCATCGTATGTGTATAATACCATACTCGATTTACGATTTTGCATAAACTCATTTATTTTCAAAATAACTTCGCAATTTTTTTCAGTTTCTGCTGATTGCAATAAGTAATTGAACACTTTATATGAATTTATTTTATCACCGAAAAACATAGATGCAATTTTTCGTTTATAGTACCAGGTTTCAACATATTGATTTTTTTGGTAATAACTCCACACAGAATCTACATACTCAGCAATTGCTTTCATAAAAGGAACATTTTGTTTTACATCATCACTTATTCCACCATAAATTAAATTAAAAGTCACTTTCTTGGAAAACTCATATTCTTCTTCGGTTAGTGTATCTTTTCCATGATAATATTTTCCTAGATATTCGTGTAAGGATGTAGATGGTAAATCATACTTTAAATAATTGCCCATTAAACGCAGATGATAACTTTCATAATCTACCATCACCAACAACCCATCTTCTTTAAATCTACTCGTAAAGCAATCACGTTGACCAGTCTTTTTATTGAGTGCGGCGAAATTAACATTTCCAAATGCATTACTCGGACGACCTGTTGGGGTCATCATATTATACTGACTATACACTAAATTATTTTCATCTACTAAATTAGCATCACCCAAGTTAAAATTTGAAACAAACAATCCATTTTTTTCTATTCCGTGCAATGCCGATGAAAAATCTTGTTCATATTCAAGTAAGTTGGAATCTAATTTTAAGTTGTCAACTGAACTGCACAATTCCTTAAAATGCTTTAATAATATCATTATAGGAACTGATCTTAAATCTTTTAATCTATTGTGATTATATTCGTTGTTTAATTCACTTTTATTTGATAGATATGAACACACCAACGCATCGGTTGAATTTTCAAATGTGTTCACATGATATTGAATTTTTTTTCTATCAAATATTATTTTATTACCTAAAGTCTTGAATATCATGTTTAAATATTCCGATGGAATGTTCATAGAATCAGGATGATTAAATGAAATTACATAGAATTTCTTTTTAACATTAACAAACAATGCAAGTGGTTTATTCTTATGAGAATGTAAATTCGGATATGTGTAATACAAATTCAAAATACTTGAATTGCAATCAAGCAACGAAAGAAGTTCTTTTGCTTCGTTGGGACTTTCTATAAACATATAATAATATTATATTATATATCTTTGTAAAATTCAAGTGGATTGTTTAAGACCAAGTTTATATTATTGATTCTCTGCTTGGCACGGGTAGTTGAATCTTTATTAAAATCACGAACCCCAATTATAGGACCATCAGAACTTTCAGTTGTATTGATGTTTCCTTTTATTTTCCATAACACTCCGATGCAAGTATAAAATGGATTTTTTTGCAAAGAGTTAAACTGAACACTATCAACTTCATAAACAGTTGCGGTTGCTGAATTTGATTTTTGTACAAAGTATCTTACCATTACTTCGTTGCTATAATCAATTTCGTCTTCACTTGGTTTTTTATGTATTGGATTTAAAAACATATACCCGGATTCTCGTTTTCCACGATGTTTTGATAAAACCTTATAGAAATTATTCATGTATATATTTTCAGACTCTTCGTATTTCATTTTTAATCTGCTCCAGGATAATAATGAGATTCAATTGTAGTTGACCAATCTCCATCTCCAATTGAGTGCTTAACTCCAGTTATAGCAAAAATTCCTTTTTCAAAGTATTTTTTTGGAATTCCTGCACAATTAAATGTATCGTATAAACGCAAACCTTCAATTCCATCTAATTTCAAGGTAAGTTCGACTCCAGGTAATGGCATATTATTGATAATATTATTTTTTGGACTCGGATCTAGTTCCATGAAGTTTTTCATTCGGTTTCTGTCAATATCAACAAGTTCAATATTTATTTCGTAATCATTTTTATCTGTGCCATAACCATCATCGTGTATTTTAACATTTGCTCTGGATACCGACATTTTTTGAGAAAGATCATCATTTGAGTTATATGTTAATATATCCTGTTTATCTAAATACTCTTCACTTAAATTATTTTGTTTTATATATTTTGCGATTTTTGGGTCTAGGTGTTCAGAGTTTTGCGAATCAAAATCATCACCGTGCTTTTTCTTTGCATTGTGATATGCCTGTAATGCAGATGGATGTAAAGATGTTTCTTCTCCAGGAAGTTCTTCTAAGTGAACTTCATATGGAAAACCCATATTTTTTTCTTTTTCAGAACCTTTCCCAAACCAATCAGGATCATCGTATACAGGATTCCATGTAACTGACACAATCATATAATTTTTATCATCATCTGGCCAGTCTTGTTGGTTTGGTTCTTTCCATACGTCATTCCTTCCACTTGTATAAGTTCCAAAATGTATTACCTTACCTACTAAATGCAAAGTTGGTCGTTTTTTCACTCTATCACGATCCATGTCATCATTTACCATGTCACCTTTATGCTTCCATACCATATCGTTGCTTGAACCTTCTTTACCTTCACTTCTCGCAACTTTATTTACAAAATCATAATCTGCTTTAATTTGGAATGTTCGTTTACGTTTGATGTCACCAGGACCGACAGAACTTCCGTAACTCTGTTTTTTCTTTTGTTTTTTCTCAGTACCAGTTTTTATGCTAGATTCGTTTTTATTTTTTTTGATATTATCTATATTTCTATCTCTATCGGCTGCGTTGTCTGCTTTTAAAATTTTTTTCTTTCCATCTTTATCTGTATATGATACATCCCATTTACGAAGTTCCT